ACCATCAGGTTTAGGATACACATCAATCTGTGAGTCACCGTTAGCATCTACACTGTTGTAAGTGTAAAAAGAAGGTGTACCAGATGCAGGTGTTCCTATCAGATACTTTTCGTCAATCCAAGACTGAGGACGATACTCCATAATTATATTAGATGTATCGTTAACCATAGTCAGTACTTTACCGTAGTCCTGTGAACCTGTAAGAGAATACGTGTAGTCATCTGCCGCAGTAGTAATCGTAACAGTAGTCCTAAGTTGCGACCAATCCCAAGTGTTTTCTACTAGTGTTTTAGCGTCGTTAATATAGTCACCAACCATAGAACTATACGTGTTAGCGTACACGGTAGTTACTTGGTCTTCTCGTAAACGTCTAAGCACATTGTTTACTAAATTTAAATATGTCATACTAAATCCCTAAACAGACCAGCCCTCATTTGCTTAACATAATCTATTTGATTTGATGAACCAATAGGAGAAAGTTGTGGGCTAGAAAAACTTAGTCTTTGTATTGGAGCAGGATTAAAAGTACCACCTGAACTTGGGCCTACAACATTTGGTGGCGGTGAAGGTGTTGGTTCTTGTTGTGGTATTAGCATAGAAAGCGCATTTGCTAAACCAGCAGCAGTTAATGCACCTGCATTATTATTATTATTACTATTGGTATTGGTAGTTGTTGATGGTGTAGTAGTAGTTGTTGATGGTGTAGTAGTAGTTGTAGTTGGTGTAGTTGTAGTTGTAGTTGGTGTAGTTGTAGTTGGTGTAGTTGGTGTAGTTGACGGTGTAGTGCTTTGAGAAGCAGCATACGCTATGCCTTCTGGAGAATTTGCTATACCCTCAGCTATTTCTTCTAGCGACATGCCAGAAGTAGCCCAATTTTGCAAAAAATTCTCTGCTCCAGAGCGACCTAAAAGCTCGTTATATAGTGCATTAACATCAGCAACAGAAACTTGACTTAAGTTATTTGAAGAACTTCCAAGGCTAGGGAAATTAGTTTCTGGTATGTACGTTGCTGTGTCTTGAGCATTAGGAAAAGCACTTAGAAGAGCCTCTACATCAACATCTGGAATAGATGGGCTGGTGTTTGTAACGTCAGCAACTGCTTGACCACTTCCAAACATACTACCACTTAGCGAACTATTAAGCCATGTATTATATTCAGTACCAGATGTGTAATGTGCCATTGGTCCTGTGTATGAATAACCATACATAGGATAGTACGTATACTCATCTGGATGCGTTTCTGGACTAGTACTTGCTATATAAGCATCAGCCGCTAAAGCCTGTTGACTAGGAACGTATGCAGGATCTCTATTGTCATATGCCATTATATATATTTCCCAAATAAACTATTAGACTGACGCTTTATTAAACCTTCTAAGAAATCGGTAGCGTTACCTTGCTGTATTGGTGTAGGAGTAACTGATTCAAAACTTAATCCTTGTACTTCAAACGGATTATAAGTAGCTCCTCTAGCAGCCTGTATACTAGCGCCACCGCTACCATCTCCACCATCGCCATTACCATCACCACTACCATCACCACTACCCTGCCCAGTGCCTGTACCAGTACCTACTGCAATACAAGCACCTGTGCTATCTGTTACACCCAATCCACCATCAGCAGCGATACAAATATTACCAGCAACATCTCCACCGGGTTCAGGAGTAGGCGTTGGTTCAGTAGTAGTTCCTGTGGTAGTACTTGGTGTTGGTGTAGTACTTGGTGTTGGTGTAGTTGTAGTTCCTGTAGTAGTACTTGTTGTTGGTGTAGTTGTAGTTCCTGTGGTAGTGGATGGTGTAGTAGTACTTGGTGTTGGTGTTGTTGTAGTAGTACTTGTTGTTGGTGTAGTTGTAGTAGTACTTGTTGTTGGTGTAGTTGTAGTAGTAGTTGATGGTGTAGTACCTGTAGTACTAGTTGTAGATCCTGTAGTACTAGGATTATAAATAGAACCAAGAACCCCGTAAAAGTCTCCAAAGGTTGTGCCAGTTGAAGTATCCGTTGTTTCAGAAGTTATTATAACCTCTCCATGCTCACCATAAGAGCCGGGTTGAGCACCTTCCCACCAGCCACCGCTTCCGTCGTTTACGTTACCAATGGGATCTTTTCGATATTCTCCACCCCATGTCCCGTCTTCGTTCCAACCTCCTGTATCTGGTTTAATAATATAAACGTCACCGTTTTCGTCAATTTCATAGTATTGAGGTGACTTATTAGGGCCAGTACCTGCTGTTGCTTCTGCGCTAGTAGATGTAGCCGCTGTGCTATCTGTAGTTTCTGATGCACTGTCTGTAGTAGCCGCTGTGCTATCTGTAGTAGCTGTAGTACTAGTAGAGGCACTAGCGCCACCATTATCTGTAGACTCTGGCTCGACTACACCGGGCAAGTTAATAATAGGATTACCTATCTCATCAGTACCGCCGTGTCCTTGCCACACTATTTCTACATTACCACCAGAATCTACCTTTTCATAGTTGTCAGGATTTAAAATTTCACCAACTACTGCATCAATAGCATCTTGTCCTGCTGAAGTTATTTCACCACTTCCCGGCATAGCCAAGTTAAAAGCTGTTGATAAGTTTACTTCACCATCTTTAGCAATTTGCACTGCACCATTAATTAAAGCATTAGCTGCTGTGTTTGAAATACCAAGAGCTGTACTAAGAGTAGGAGCTAACAAATTAGCTACACCCGCTGTCATAGCAGCAACAGCTAAGTTCATAATAAACCCACCAGCATCGAACGAGTCATCTACCTTAACTGTCTTGGTAAAACTAGAACCATTCCATTGAAACACATCGCCATCGTTGTTCTGGAAGCTTGTGTTGATACCATACTGATTTACTAGTGCATTGTATTGTTCTGAGTTTTCGTATTCGTTAAATCCTTGTGCTGTTAAATCTGAAGAATCTTTAATAAAAGAAAACCAAGTGTCGTAATCTAAATTAGGATTAGCTTCTTTAAAGTAACCCATACCTTGGTCAGCGTCCCAATAAGCTTTAATATCTTCTTCTGTTCTCCAAGCTCCTTGTTGTTGTACAGAGCCGTCCTCCTGAATTGTAAAGTAATTTTCGTATACTTCACCTAATTCATGAGGTTGTGAAAAATAATACACAGGTGTGCTAAAGTCAGGGTCTATTTGCCAACCACTAGGAGTATAGTAAGCATTGCTTAAGTACGTATTACCATCATCTCCCTGAACTACAGGACTAGGTTTGTTTTCTGTTATAGCACTTAAGTCAATACCATATACATTACCAAGATTAAAAGACCCTAAGTTTAAATCAGGATCCATCTCTAAACCAGAAGAGTATAAGTCTACAGCCATTATTTCTTACCCTTTAACGCAAGCAACTTGTCAGCGCCACGTATACCAAAGGAGGCAGATACTGCCATGAATAACAAATACTGATACCAATCAGGAAGCCTGTTAAGCTCCTCAAAGGCAAGACCAATGCGGTCTAGTATATCTACATCATTCATTCCAATACCCCACACAACGGCAACTACAGGCGCTGAGAGCAACAACGTAAACCACTCGTCCTTCCAAGAGGTAGCACTGGCAGTTGCCATGAGTTGTTCCCAAGATGCTGTGTTCTTGATGACTTCCATTTTTGCTTTATGTACTGCATTCTTTTCTTCAGACCTGTTCTTTAGAACCTGACCTAACAAAGTAACAATAGGAGATAGGAGCGTTTGCCACATAGACTACCTCATTATGTAAACAGCAAGAGATATAGAAGCACTAACAACAATCCAGAAAAATCTTTCTGAGTTTTTAACAGAGCTAGAATTTGACATAACTACATTTTCTAATTCACGTACTTCATCTTCTTGCTCGTCTAAACGTTTTTCATGCCTCTCTAAACTTTTAAACACATGCAACAAGCGTTCATCAATACGTGCCATATCAGAAATAGCCGTACTTAATTTGTCTAAAGTTTGTTCTATGCGGTCAAGACGCTGCTCAGTACTCATTAGAGAGTTGCTGCCAACTCAAACAACTCATCCATTTCTACACCTGTCATACCCAGTGCAGTAGCCATAGCATCAATCCAAGGAGACACACGCTCAACGGTAGAACCGTATTCCCACTCAATAGACACAGCAGTCTTATCAGGTTCATCCATGACTGCAATGGCGTCGTTAACCATAGTAAGCTTACCTACCTGAGACAACGCTAGTCGTGCTTGACGCATAGTAACAACCATGTTGTCACGCTTAGTTGCTAGTTTTTGTGCCTCGTAATCGTCAATTTGTTGTTGTACAGTAATAATGCTAGTAGTAGTAACACCTTCTTCATCTATTACTTCTTGCTCGTACTCAATAAACATGTCTACTTCTGTCCAAGCGTACATCCAGTTACCGTTAGCGTCCTGCTCTACTCCGTTTCTTACCACAGACTTATAGTCCGCAGAAGGCTCTGGCTTAGGTGACTCTAGTACAGGGTCAATGCCCAGTGCTTCGTTGACGTTATCGCTCCATACCCTTGGCAGGGAAACATTAGGATTGTCTTTGCGGAGTTGGCCTTGAGATTTAACCTCACCCGTTGATCGTACTCTGTAGTTACTCATAGTTGATATTCCTATGCGATTGCTAAAAAGATGTAAGTGCCGCCAGAAGCGTTGAGTGCCGCTGGTGCTGATGATGTGACTGTAAAGCCACTGGCTAGTGGGTCTATGTAGTCTGTGTTAGTGACTTGAGCCGCTAATGAGTTCAGCAGTAGATAGGGGTCGTTACCCGCGACAATGCCACGATAATAATCCCATACATACCAATCGCCAGTAGAGTCTGTACGCTTGATGAGGATAAACCTAGCGCCAGCACTGAAACCACAGTCCACGTTTAAGTCATTGCCTGTGCCTGTGTAGCTACCAACTTTACTAACTCCTTCTAGTGTTGCGAAGAGGTAAGCAATTGTTGGTTGACTAGTGCTTGATATGCCTGACATGAAGGTTGTGGCGGTGACTGTAGTGTTAAACGTATAGTTTGTCGCCGCCGCATTTGAGTTTAATGTAACAAACTTATTGGCTCCTAACACGGAACCCCAACTATACCAATCCCAAGCATGGGCGTATTCTTTAGTGATAATCAACTCAGGGGCTACGCCTAAGTTATGACTGATTGGGTTAACGTAGTCACCCGTATAGGCCACCACGTCTAGGAAGCCGGGGGCACGTCTGAACATGTGAGCAAGAACAGCGGTATTAACACTCTCTCCAGATGGCCCTGCTCCGACATTGGAAGCAAAAGACACTGTGGTATCTGCTACTTTTGCTGCATTGGTGTTTGTAATAAGTTTTGTTTCTCCTAAAAGGCGGGTGTGTGCCCTCTTTTCAAAAGAAGCAACGGTTAAATAGCGAAGATACATATCCACAGGGAAGCCACTGATAAACTCTGCTAGCGTACCGCCTGAGCTTGCTCTAGTGTCTGCCATAAAAACCTCAGTCCCCGCTTCAGGAGTCTTCATTGGTCTGCGGATGGCCATGTAAATGTAGGTAGCACCCCAATAATTAAAAGAACTTGAAGAGGTCTTAATCTTAAAGCCTGTTGAAGTAACATCTACACTGTCAAAGGCACCGGTTTCAGCAGAAGTTGAATTAGGATGCAGATAAGGGTCATTACCGTTAGTAACAATGCCTCTCATTACGTCTTGCATTACCCAGTTGTTAGCGTTACTTGCATCTTTAATGATTAAAAACTGAGGCTCAAACCCAAGATCAATTACCGGCCCAGTGTTCGAGTTTCCATTACCCGTGTAACTCCCACACTTAATAATGCTCTCGTCACTGTCTGTGCCAAACTCTTGGGCGTCGTGGGCGAAAATGTAGGCTACGTACGTTCCTGCCCCTGTTGTGACAGGTCTTGTTGCAAAGTTTCTAACTTGAACACCAAAATCTGTAGCAGTCGGATCAGACTCACCCCAAAAATCACCGCTGGCGGCACTAGCATTACTACTATTTAACTTAACGGAATCGTTTCTATTTCCGAAACTGCGGTGCCAAACGTACCAATCGCCGGTAGCGTCAACGCTTTTAACAATAATCATCCCCGGAACAGTGCCTAGATTGTGCGACACTCTAAAATCATCATCCGCATTTGCGGGGGCTTCAAATGTCACAACATCAAAGAAGCCCGGTTGCTTGCGGAATGTCCATGAGACCATGTCGTTGCCGTTGGCATTCCACGAAGTTCCGTCAGCTATTCTAAAGCCGTCAGAGTTATAGGTAATTTGAGACGCTCCCGTATTATTCAAAGCGCCATTGGTGTTGGAAATTAGATAGTACTGACCAGTTGGGTCGGTTTCAGTATCAAACAGCGCGTGATTCCGAGTGTCTTCTCTGTTCTTGAACCAAACCAGCCCGCCTTCACCGGCTAGGTCGATACCATTAACGATGTCTCGGTCTGCGCCATCACCCGTCCACAAGTAAGTAGAGAACACATCGTCAACGTAAACAGCTTCACCAGCGTTACCAGCAGCAGCCTCTAATAGTTTCTTTTTAGTACTCATATTAAGCTAACGCCTGCCCCGCAGTAAAGCCATACCAAGTCGTGCCACCGTCTCGCGTGTAAAAGACAAATACATCTTTAGCACTAGCAGTGGCTGTTAGTGTTGGTGCTGTAGCCGCAGGCCAATCTACTGCTGCTGGCCATGTAACTGTGTAACCCGATGCACTGGCATCCTGAATAAGCTCAAGAGAAAAACTAAAGGCAGTACCAGAAGCAGGGGGATTACTAAAAGTAAATGTAGTGTTTTCTGTTAGCGTGTGGCTAAAGGCGTTACCGGCTTCACAATTAACAGTAGTAGCGTTAGCTGTGCTGGTAACAGCGGCGTAGGTTTCATTGTAGCTATCAACTATTAACTCACCAGTAACGTCTACGTCGCCTGTATAAGCCGCTGTAACAACAGGAGATCCTGACTTCTGCAATGCACCTGTAAAGTTAGCCGTTGTATCTGAGTATGCTGCATAGCCACCTGTGTCAATTAGATAACTAGCAGAAGTCCACGCCGTACTGCCATCCCCTGCTTTTACTTTTAGTGTGTCTGTTTCTATTCCTAACTCGCCTTGTGCTAATGTTGGATTAGCTGAAGTCCAGTTAGATGCTGTATCTCTGCGTATTTGAATAATGCTAGCCATGATTATGCACCGCCTCCGTTAAAATTCTGAGCTGTAAGATAAGTTGAATTAGCAAAACCACCGTCTAGCCCTGCACCGGAATTACCTGCAATAAACTTTGATGTGCTGCTGTCATAAACTAAAGTTTGACCGTCTGTTGGAGCAGGTGTTAAATTAACATCGCTAAGATCATCAAGAGATGCAGTAGGGCCAAGAGAGGCTGCTAAAATTCTTGCAGTCATCGTGGCTGTAGTAGGTAAAGTTGTGTCGTTACTTACAAAGGTTTCTGACGATAAAACAACAGCAGCAGCATCCATGTCACTAAACGCTACACTGGTTAAGTAGCCTGCGGATGCGTGGTTACCCCAGCCAAAAGCTGTGTTCCAGTTAGCAATATTTAAGTTAGAGCCTGTAACAGCCCCTGAAAACGTACCTGTAGTTCCAGCAACAGCAGTAAATGTACCAGCCGCAGGTGTTGTACCGCCAATAACTACGTTGTCTAAAGCACCACCGTTAAGATCAATAGTTCCTGCGGTAACAGTCCCTGAAACAGTAACATTATCAAACGTAGCTGTACCAGTAAACGTAGGTGATCCTAAGTCTGCCTTAGTTGCACTGGCTACTTGAATAGCATTAAATTCTGTGTCAAATTCTGAACCACGCACAACCTTATTAGGATCGCCTGTAGGTAAAGAATCTTTAAGAGTAAAATTAGTAGTCTTTACATAATTAGACATAAGGTTTCTCGTTTGTTGTGTCTTTTAGTTAAACACCCTAATCTAAGATGCTTAAATAAAAGGGGGCCATTGCAGCCCCCGGTATAGATTACTCGTCAGCGATAGCGATGATAAAGCCGGCTTCTGGACGATAGGTTTGAACACCGTACAAAGTGTCAGCAGTGTACAGAGTAGACAAGTACTCCTGCTTGTACTGTGTTTGGCTACGTACAGCCATTTGCTCTGCAAGAACAATAGCGTCCTTGTGGAAGAACAAACAACCACGTACCTGTACAGCACCGTTTTGAGCAGCAGTCTCCAAGATAGGAGCGTTGCTAGAAACGTATACATCTACACCGTACAAGTTACCAATCAATCCTGACTCGACACCACGTCCACCAACAAAGTCAGAAGACACGTAACGATCAATACCCATGATAGACTTACGCGCCGCAGGTGGAATTACCAAGCAACGGTTGTCCATAGGTACATCAGCATCATCCATCAACTTGATAGCTTCACGCAACGCAAGGTCAGTAAAGTTATCGCCAGATGCAACAGTATCAGCAGCAAACGTAGCAAGACCGTTAGCGGCATCTACGTAGTAGCTGTGAGTGTTGACCCAGCTTGCACCGTCAGTTGGAGCAGTAGTACGAGTACCATTACCAAAGCCAGTAGCAACATTCATCAAATCAGTATCAACCGTAAGAGCCAACTGATAGCCAGCATCTTCAGTGTAGAACTGACGCAGAGAGGACAGAGCCTGTACTTCTACGATATCTTCGATGAAACGTG